TTCATTTCCTCTACCGTATCCTGGGGGGTAATGATCCCGGTCCAGCTTTTGATACCTTCTCGCCCGGCAGATAAGAGCCCGTCTGACAGCAAAAAGTAACTCATGCCTGCTTCGGTGATTTTGTCGAAAATATCTTTCGCTGAAGCACTGTCGCTACTTGCCTCATAGTCAAAATATTCTCCCCTTGGCGTCCACCAGGCGGTTTCAAGAGCATTTATCGCAGAGGTGTCAATCTGGTTTGCGTTAAAACCCAGACTGCCGGCTACATGACGAAATGCGCCGCTAATGGTTCTGTTTCCCCCTCCGTCATATTCACGGGTAGCGACCACGCTGACTCGTCTGTCAGACTGTGCCGCCAGTTTCCCCCCGGTTTCAACGGTAATTGCCCAGGTTGTTACACCTGAGTAGGATATGGGTCTTGCCGGAAGCCTCCCTCTTAAAGCCTGCCAGTACATATTGTCGCGCGCGTTATTGCTGCCCTGCTCGTTCCGGCGACGGCAGCGCACTTCGACCAGGCCGGGAGAGTCTAGCGAAAATCTTTCTGTGTAACCCAGCCCATTAATGTTTTTGAGCGCATATTCGCCCTGCTTGCTGATCCACCCGGAGCCGGTGCCATAAACCCGATACTGAATCTCCCACTCAACATGCCGGATGCGTTTCTTGCCCTTGTTATCAAAACCGCAGATGCCGTTAGGAAAGGAGAAATTCACCTCAAAGGCGTCCACAACTTCATTTTCAGGACAGGCAAGAAACGGTCCCAGCCAGCTCAGCGTGTCGTTAAGCCCCGTGGCTTCATAGTCAATCATCGTCCGCGCTGAAAAACCTGGCCAGGAGGCATCAACCGCACCATTAACCAGACGCGCAACGGTAGCCGTTGTGCCATCAGTTGAAATTATCTGGTACTCATTACCCCGATGAGAGAGAGAAAGACGCTGGGTACCTTCCGGCATCCCCGAAAAAGGTGTACCGGTCGCGCTGTTATACGCTAATGTGACGTTTGCGGTGATAGCTGCGCTACCGCCGGTTGATTCACTGCCTGCGGTATAAACAGGCGCATCGCCAAAGATCGCTACCGGGAGCGAGGATGAAGTGATTTCTCCACCCGCAAACGGGCTTGTCTCTTCAGCGATTAGTACCGTTCCGCCATTATCCTGCGCCACCAGGCCGGAGCCGGTCAGTCCCTCAGTAATTGCAGCCAGAAGGCCGGACATATTCACATAATCAGCAACAAGAGAGACGGTATAAGTTGTTCCGTGCCAGGTCACCGTAAACGTTGTGCTGCCCAGCGAGAAATCGTAAGTTGTCGGTGCCGCGCTGGACTGAATTTTAGCCGCACTGCCGCCCTCTCCCGGAACGGCATCCTGCCCCGGCGTAAAGGCTGCAATAAAGAGATCGTAATCAACGCTGTTAAAACTCAGCGTTACCGGCATCCCAACCACCGGCGCGATTTCAGTCAGTAGTTTGCTGGCAAATACGCTGTAACCTGATGAGGTGGAGATAAGGAAGTTGGTGGGGGCTTTAATCTCAACGATAGTTCCTGCGACCCAACTTGCAGGCAGAGAGTTATCATCCTCGTCGTCATCGTCACCATCATCCGTGTCCAGCCCTGTGAACGTTACGGATGCACCAGAAACAGTCATGCTGTCAGCAATAATATCGTCGGAATCAGGCGACGTCTGGGCCATATCAAGCCCTGTTCCGCTTGATGTTCCGCCGACTTCTGTCGAGTTGAACCAGTTTTCACTTCGCGGATCAGAAGATACGTCCTCTCCTGGCTGGTACACCTTATCGCTGAAACCATCGCCCAACGAGGCTGCCGGGGTTTCTCCAATTCGTTTATCTCCTCCCGTAAACGAAAACCTCCCCTGCCCGACACAGAGAAACATTTCGACCGTCATTCGCGTTGGATCATTCGGGTCAAAACGGGTAACCGGCTGAACCAGATAATCAGGATAGATGCGGCATCGACCAAACACCTCACGTATCGGGTCTCCAAGTTTCGCCGTGTTAGCTTTTGCAGGGTTTAGCTCCAGCGAACGACCGCTACCCGATGAATAACCACCGAGGTCGACTTTCGGCCCGAAGAACAACGAGTAGACAGCACTGGCAGCTGATATCGCAACAGAAACCCAGACGGCAATTTCCAGCCCGGTTCCATAGGGAACAGGATAAATTCTGACATCACTGTCCGGGCTCAACTGGCAAAGCGGCCACTCATCGGGAGGAAGTGTGCGACCATTTAATTCAACGGCAACTGGCTGCGATCTGTCCTGGCTGTACCCTGGAACATTTCTGACCATCCATTGATGCAGCGTAATATTGCCGTGCTCATGAGTTTCAAGCGGTTCTCCGGGGAGCCGGGAAGGGTAAATTCTTATCGTCATTGCCAGAACTCCACACGGTTAAACCGACGGACAAATCGCGGAAGAGGTAGAAAGGTGACATTGGTTCCCGGATTACATTCTGCAACCTGCAACTGGCCATCCAGTAAAACTACGATACCAACATGCGTCACGGTTGATCCTGAATAACAAGCTACCCCGGCCCCGACACAAGGCTCACAGCGTGTGAGAGATTTCATAAACTTCCTGGCCTCACGATCGAGCCCTCCCTCATCTTTCGTCACGCCGGAAAAATCCGGCCATAACGGGAGAAGGAGATCGCCGCGGATTTCATTGATAATGCCGAAACAGTCGAGCTCAGGATAAACGCGCCCGCCCTTCAGCCATTTGACCGAAAGGTATTTATCAGAATGGAACATGTGAATACCTCAGGAAGACATGTAACGAAGACCGGGATGTTCAGCCAGGTTATAACGATTACGCGGCCAGGCTGTTTTAAGGATGTTCATATATCCGGCAGTTACCTGCACCGCAGTTGCCGTCCACGATCCGGATTTCACATCAAGGGTGTAAGGCGATGCCGCAGGTGCAGATAAATCAGAGGAGATATACCGCCGAAAAGTCAGTGTTGCCGATTTCATTTCGTCCAGAATTCTGTCAATCGCATCAGATACCACACCGTCAACATTACTGATGGCAAATTTCAGGTCTTGTGTGCCGTCAGCATTCCTTGCAGGTAATGCAATATCGATAGCGCACCCCTCAAAAGTTGCCTGCTGCCCGTCTTCTAATGTGACAGTGATATTGTCCCACCCACGGGTAAGCCAGTAGTTCTGATCACCTGCCGTGATCTGCAACGTGTCGTGAATGACTTCAGAGCCGCTACTGGCATAAAGTTGCTCAAGAATCGTCATGCTTTGGCCATTCCTTATTCAGTGCAATATCGAGCAATGACTGGCCAGCGAGCCATTCCGGATAATTGCCCCACCCGGCAGGCGGTAACGGACGTTCCCACAACTCCAGCGTTGCGCTGTACTGCCAGTATTTCGGTGCAACGAGTGTCGGCCCTTCGTAAATATCCACGAACCTGGCTTTGTAGGGCTTTACCCCGATTGGGGTCTGGAGCCTCAGATAGAACCAGGACTGTCCGTCTTTCAGTGCGTCCCGGAAAAAGGCCTCAAACACCTGCGCCAGCGCGTCAGTCTGAAAAATCCATTTCACCGATGCCTGGGTAGGTGTTGAGGTGTATCGCCGCCGCTGCCTTGCGCGACCGGATGTCATTTCCGTTCGCAGTAAAGGTGATATGGGCTTAAAACCGTACCCGTCCATAAGTGGCATGGGCAGGTACTCATCCGGATAGATAATATCCGCCATTAACTTTCCCTCCGGGCAGTCTATCTTGGTTTTTTGGGCTGTAGATTGGAGTAGATGGCGCGTCCGAATTTCTTCTGGGGGTTATTTACTTCAGCAGTGAGTGTGTTGATGATGCGTCGTTCCAGTGCAGCATTCCTTCGATCTACTGCCAGCATTGTTGCGTCGTCAGGTTGCCCGCTGAACGTGCTACGGGCATCAACACTGACCGCGATTCGTGGTTGCGCCTCAATCTGCCTTGCAGCATCCTGGACTGCCGGTGACTCACGTCCAACCGCACGAACCCCCAGCGAACCGTCAGCGCCACGGGTCAGGGGCATAATCGCTTCCGGGCCCGCTTCACCGAACACGCCCGCTCCTTTCGCGAAAGCAAAGTACTGCGGAGTGCTGTATACACCGCCGCTGTATGCGGAAAGTGAAGGCGAATCGTAGACACCACCGAGGGCATTAAAGGCAAAAGACGATCCGAAGCTTTGCAGCGCAGTTCCACTACTTGCAGCTCCACTTGCTCCACCAAAAAGACTACCGAACATCCCACCAGCACCACCGCCGAACGACGCCATAATCGCTTTGGTGATTAATGCCTGTGTTGCCATCTGGATCAGCGTCTTAATCACCGTTTCCCCCAGAGAGCTGAAGATATTCGACATCCCCTCTTTGAACGAAGTCGCCCCAGTCAGGACGCTGGTCATGTTGTTGGAGATAGAGTTAGTGGTGGCATCCAGAATCTCGCTGGTTGCAGTGGCAGCCATTGAGCTCAGATCAGAAGCCTGATCGGCATAGTTCATCAGGGAATCGCTGATCCCCGT